TCACCGAATCCGACTAGCTTGGCCAACCCACCTCCAAGTTTACGTCCCACTTGAGACGCCAAACTCGAACCGGTCGGTCCAAGCGTGCTACCCGCAAAACCTCCAACTTTCCCGCCGAGGCCGGAAAACGTGCCTTTCGGCACGATCTGTTGGAGATAGGGAAGCACATGGTCAGAGTAGTAATCACCTTGCCCAGACATTCGAGCAATCCGCGCATTCGCTGTTTTCTTCTGTTTGTTGGTTTTCTTGTTGCGATTGGACATTTTCTTTTCGTATTGAAACTGGGTATTCCTCTCGTTTTGAGTTTTATATTCTTTGTTAGAACCCGGTCCGTGGGCTTGTCAGGCCCCTAGACAACTGCGCTATGGGGGGTCGTTAATCCCCAGCTTTCGCCGCGCTGCACTTGACGGCGGACCCCTAATAGTCCACCACGGCCAGCAGGTCGAAGACTGGGTCCTCAACGTATGCTGGAAGGGAGTTGATTTGTCCGAGCAACCTCTCAACACGGGAAACATCTTCTGCTGTTATCCCATATCTCATAAAGATTGCTTGGACGGCTTCATCTGGAATCAGTGTCCCACCAGTTGCGGTAGGTTTCTGACTTTCTTCCATTCTCCTCAAAGCCGACGGAGACACCTTGCCTAATCGGCGCAACACCTCAAGGAACGGTCCAAAAATTGGATAGTCCGAAGTTATCGCGCTATAGGAATTGGCAAGGGCCATAGCGCACATTTCGACAGCTTCTTTATCACTGCGTCTTGTGCGCTTACCCCTTCTGGTAAAAGAGGTGATATCCAGCGGATCTGTGATGACCTTGCCAAGCTTCAAAACCGCTGACGGCAAGGGATACCAGACCACTGGACCTTCGATGGTACGCAGCCACCATCCTTTCAAGAAGGTGACATCACGTAAGTTCTGTGCTCCACTAAATTTCACCTTGAACCCCAACATCGAGCCAACCGTTTCAATGGTCTTATCCTGGTTCAGTAACCAGAAAAGCCACATCGTGAGGGTCGCTAAACTGTTGTAGGTGGTGGTCGTAGTGATACCAGTTGGCATTTGTGTTCCGCATTCACCTCTGGCGAAAAACCTCCCCTTCCTGGAGGTATATCCACTGGAACAAGCTTCGTACGCCAGTTCCGTGAATTCTCTCGGAAATCCGAGCGCCCTTTGCACATACCCTTGGAAAATCTTATTAGGACCGTCATCTTGGGTGTGGTCGAAGGCACTCTGATCGGCCTCTCCAAAATCAAATTCTGGATGCAGACCGCCGAAAGAAACGACAGAGTCGTCGCCGGAGGCGACGAAAGTTGGGATACCATCTGACAGCCAATTCCCAACTTGGTTGAGTTGCTGTCCAGTGGATCCGGAAGCGAAAACAAGCCTGATGGCGTGCCCTTCAAAAGTGTGGATTTGCCCATCAAAACAGGCATGCATCACAAAATTCAGGACCCGCGCAAAAGGGGCCATTAAAGCATGAACTTCGGGTTCCAGGTTCTGTATGGCGCGCGGCTTCATCGTCAGCACACCATCCATATCTTTGGTCACAGAGAGAGTTTCGTTCCATTTAAGGTTGATCGTCTTTCTGTAGGCCAAAGTTCGTCCGGCCACGATATTGTCGTGCGCCCTTCGGATCCTTTCCCCCTTCTTTCCCATCATCGCATACACCTCCTCCATCTCGACCACCTTCTCTGGAAAATTCCAGAGTAGTCCATTGTCGACGATGGATCGTGCCATGCGATCCCAGTTGCGATGTCTCTCCTTCTCAGTAAATGGATTCTTGAGAAAAGGATCGGCATGCAACCGATGCACTATAGCCGCCAGCAAATTCTTTGCACAATTGGCGGGTTGGTGCAGGAGTCGGTGTGTAATCAGTATAGGATACGTCCCGTTGGTGAACGTGTCACTATCTAACAATTCAAACGCCTGCTCAACCGTCACTGGGACGTGGTCGACAGACACCTGAATGGTTCCCCGGAAGTCCGCAGGGGGTGCAGAAATCTTGGTAACGTAAGCCGGCAGTTTGAGGCCCCCGGGTAAAGGCTCCCAAACACTCGACACTCCGTCCAAGAGTTCTCCCTGTTTATAACTTTCGAGGAATTTTTCACTCCTACTCATCACGCGGGTCTTGGTGGCCACAGCATTCCATCCGACATGGATGACAGCAGC